TAATTGCGTCAACTCTTTCTGCTGCTTTGGTAAAAAGCAAATCCTTTATTTTATCACTAATCTCAGACGCGGAAGAATCCGTAGCAATAAGATCAATAATGTCGTTCATTTTCTTAATATTGTTGTATATTGGTTATTTATATTACGCCGACATCTAAATCAGTGTCAGTCATTTCATTTCCCCTTTGACGAACGTTTTCTTCAGGGGCTTGTTGCTCCATTCCCGGTTGCATACCAGGTTCCATTTCAAGCATTTGATCGTTAGGATCTGGGATGATACCTCTTTCGATTTCATCTTCGATCTGAGCATCGATCTCAAGAATCTCAGTATCTTTCTGTCTCAGAACTTTTCTGCGGACATACTCAGTAGAGTAGTATCTACCAACATATGGTTCTACCTGTTGAAGGAGTGCCATTCTGTTGTTCATCAGTTCTGCTTCTTTCAGTTCAGCAAAATGATTATCATAAAGATAATCGAACTGAATGTGCTCAGACATGATCTCCCAATCTTCAGGAGTGCAGATGTTCTTGAGCAGCAGTTGTGTCTTCAGCATATCTAAGAACAGATTGCTGAATCTCTTGCGCAGTCTACCTACAAACTTACTGAACTGAATCTCATCACGGAGAATTTCAGAAGAACGTCCAAGGTTGAAACCATCACCAGAACCAGGCATTCTAGATTCTGGTACACCCAGAGATCTATAAAGTTTCTTCTGGAAGTATTCAATATCAGACAGTTCACCTAGATTCTGTCCACCTGGCAGAGTGGTGATCTCAGTTCCTCTACCACCTTCACGACGTGGCAGCCAGAAATCTTCCAGCATACTCATGTATTTCTTATCGTCACGAATCTCACCAGTCTGTGCATTATACACAAGTTTGTTACGGTAACGATTCATTACATCACGGAGATATTGTTCTGCTTTTACCTTAGGCAGATTACCTACGTCAATATAGAAGATTCTTCTTTCGGGTGCTCTACTCAAACGGTAGATAACCAGAGAGTCTTCAATCATGCGGAGTTGATTAAGAGACTTAGTTGCCTTCTGTAGATAAGAAAGTACAGTGTGACGGTTTCTATCAACCAATCCAGATGTGCAATATGAAATAGAATCTGGAGCAAACTTAATACCTTTCTGTCCACCACCCATCGATGGGACTGTAGTTGGATAATTAATTTTCGGTGTATAGATAAAGTAATCTTCTAGTTCTGGAAAGGCAACTTTCTGAGAATCTTCTACACTCTTTGTGTTAAACAGATCTGATCTGTCATTATTTTTATTCTTTTCTTTTCTTACATACCTCATTTTCAGAGCATCGATATATCTCAACTCTTGAATACCATCCTGAGGTTTCTTGATATCAATTACTTTATTATAATAGATTCTTCCGTCAATATACCAGTTACGGAAGATCTCATGAGATTTCTTATCAAAGTCTAAAAGATCTTTGATGTGCTTAAATTCTTTTCTAATTTTATCCTTGATGCCATCACTAGCATTCAAGTTGCTCAGATCAATTTCAACGGGAGAATCATCTAGATCACTTACAATAGCTTCATTAATTACGTTTTCAATCGCTTGATCACACTCTGGATGGAGTGACATCTCACGATATCTACGAATCAGTTCATACTCACTCTTGTAAACACCCTCAAAATCAATTGTCTGGCTACCAAAAGCTGTAGAGACATAAAAATCAGCCCCATCCTCCTGAGTGGGAGGAATAGGACTGACTACACCTTTTGATTTATCGTCGTTTTCCTCAATCGAAAAACCAAACAACCTTGCCATCTTAAAGTTTGCGTTTATTGTACTATTTATCAGGCAATAGTACCACCGTTTCCAACAGCTTCCCACCACTGAACTTGAAGTTCAACAGTAAACTCTTCAATAGCATCAGTGTTATCGTAGTTCAGATCAATTGCAGAAACTGCAGTTGGGAAGATTCCATGGAACTGATAACTTCTAAGAATGGGTTGATCAGTTGCACTTTCTTGAGCACCAGCACCACCAGTTACAGGAGCACGTCCGAGTTGGTGGACAATAGCATCAGTCTGATAATCCAGTGGATCTGTGTTACCAGAGTTATCAGATACCTTAGCAACAGAGTTCATCCATCTTTCGAAGGAACCTCTGATTGCAAAGTCAGTATCGTTGATAACGGTGATTGTCCATACATCGAATGTTCTATCACCCGCAATCTTAAGATTACGTCCTCTGAAAGGAATGGTGATTGGTGTGATGTTGGATGCTGGGAGGTTTGCACCTTTTACCAGGAATCTGGACTTGGAATCCAGATCATTTACGCTAGGATCGACTACACCATCGGGGAAAGTCAGAACAACCTCAAACAGATTAGGTCTGGCGATGCCACCAGACAATCTGCTTTTGAATCTGTCGATAGTACGATCAGCTGTCTTTGGGGGATTTTGTTGTTGAATTAAGTCTGCCATCGGTTTGTTACCTCTTTAGATTATACTCCGAGAACTTCCTCAAAGCTGACACCCGTGCGAGTGGCAACGAAAGTCAGACCGATGAAGTTGATGGAACGATTTGGTTTGATATAGATATCGGCAACAAATTCATTGTTATCGATCACTGCAGCAGTGTTATTCGTCTCATCACACTTGACTACGAAGTCAGTGATGCCTCTCTTTGCCTGAACATCACGCAGGAAAGGCTCAACGATGCTAACAAAGTTTGTTCTAGTAATCTCATCGTTGAATTCGAACATCTGATCTCTGGCAGCAGCAGAAATTGCTCTTTCCAGATAGATGAATAAACGACGAACGTTAATTCTGTCAAAGGCAGATGCTCTTGCGAGTCCAGTCTTATCACCAAACAGAACAATACCAGATCCGGGTGAGAAGATTACTGGGTTAATTCTATTAGAATACAGAGTGTCTCTTTGTGCCTTGGTTGGGTTGTATGCCAACTTAACAGCATTCAGAATAGCACCTCTCAGAGTTCCGGCAGGTGAGAACCATGGGAAGTTGTTGATGTCATTTCTAGCACAAAGTCCGGCAAGATCACCGTTCATTGGCAAGTATCTGAAAGTATCACCAAATCTGTCATAAGCATACTTGTAAGAACTATCAAACACCGCATAAGAAGACGATGTGATGGCAGAATAATAACTTACAAGATTGTCTGTGATGGTTGATGCATTATTCAGAGAAATAGTAGCACCATCAGCAAGGAATGCTTCACGATATGGAGAAATAAATGCTACAGCATCTTGTCTTTCTTCAGCAACAGCAATCAGTTTGTTGGCAATTGCTTGAGTCTCTTCTTTACCATGAGCACCAGATCCCATCAGCAGGAAGTCCATGCTGAAAGTATCGGGATTCTCAAAAAGATCATATCCAGTTGAAAGATCACCAACAGTTACTGACAAACCAGCATTTGTAGTAATACCAGTTGTATTACCGTAGTCTTTACCACCAGAGAGTGTCAGAGTTTGACTTCCATAAGCATTAAATGTAATGTCGGATGCTTTCTGATCCCATCCACCATCACCAAAATTAGTGAAGGTAGTAGCACCAGCACCGGCAACAAAACCAGTTGTAGTAACACCAGTTGGTTCTCCACCACCAAACAGATTATCGGAGTTAAATTGTAACCAACCTCTCCAATACTGATCAGTTCCAGCAGAGAATTGAGCATCAGTTGCCTTGGACAGACTCAGATGCTTCTCTAACAGAGTTCCAGCATTTCCAGTTACTGTTCCAAGATCATCGTAAACTACGACATGAAGTTCATCGTTTCTAGCATTACGAGCAGCACCATAATCTGTAGTGCTAGGTCTATCAACCAATCTATTCCACTTAATATTCCCATTTGTCAGTTCAATCTCCTGCTGATCGAACCAGTCTACCTGAGAAGAATAAGTTGAAAGTCCCACCTCACTAGAATCACTGGAATCATAAACATAAAGTGCGGTAGCAGTATCTGCACCATCACCACTATTTGCAAATCTGTAGATACCACCTGGAGTATAATCAGTGGCACTGATTACTCCTGCAGCAGAAACGTGAGCAACAAATTTAACATCTACACTAGAGTTTCCAATCTCAGTGATAATTCCTTTGAAATATCCATCAAGAACGGAAGTAGAACCAACACCAGCAACAACTGTATTTGCGGGAACTCTTTGAGTTACGCCCATTCCAACTTGGAATGCAGTGGTAACGATTCCAGATAAAGTTTGATCTGCTTTACCATCAATAACAGCAACCTTAATGCCATTCGACCATGTTCCGGGGTTCTTAGCAGCAAAGGTTACATTAGTGATAGTGTTAGTATCATATCCCTGATTAGTATAGTCCTCTGGACTCTTAATCTTGATACTAGTTGCTGTTCCTACTTTTCCGTTGTATAAACCATCATTATCCGATCTTACAACTCTCAATACCCCACCATAGGCAAGATATGAGGAAGCAGTATACCAATATTCGTATTGATTATTGGCAGCGTAGGGTTCACCGAAATTATTAAGCAGATCTGCTTCAGTTTCGACTAATGTGGGAGTCTCTACTGGTCCTTTTTCAAATGGAGCTACAATACCACCAACTTTGTCAGAAGTGGGATCTACGCGTCCAGTCGTCAGGTCTACTTCCCTTACGACAATACCAGGAGATGCTAAATTCAATGGCATCTTTCTCTCCTTAAGTGTCCAAATTATGCTAGAGTTATTTATTAAAAGGTATGTTTACGATGGGGAAACAATGCATGAACACACTACCAGTCTGGATATACATCTTTAATTCTAGGAACTGGGTTGTATGGTATATCTGGTTTATTTCTTTTTTCTTTTCTATTCTTAGTAACTCTCTTCACACAGCATTCCTTACATTCATACGAATATGATGAGGGACCACTACCCCTTCTAGTTTTGTAAAAATCAGATACTAGATCTTTTATCTTACCACAAGACCTACACTTTCTGTGTTGGAAGAGAAGATGTTCTAGATTAAACTCCTCTTCAAATTCCATTACAGATACTCCCACATAAAGGATCTGTCTCCATATTCAGCACCAGAACTCCATCTGGTTCCTTCACTATCCACAAAACCAACATCATCATGTATACCATCATTTAAGAATCCAAATGGTGCCATGTCTTGTTCGATCTGATTCTTTTGATCTTCATAGATTCTCTTGCGAACATCCTGTTCAGTCATCTCTTTGAAGTAGTCTTGTGCTACTAACCAAGAGAATATAACAAGACACATTGCCAAGTCATCATGGCAACCTTCTTCTGCCATGAATGTATTCTTTCTTTGCACAAAGGTTGTCAACTCTGCAATAATGTCATAGTCACATGTTGCCAACTTATCATCTTCTAACAGTGTCTTCAGGTTAGAACATCCCAACTTCTTAACTGCAGATGTCATTCTGACACCAAGTTGAGACTTCTTACCAGAGAATCCAGAACCAACAACCTGTCCTGATCTTCCCCTCATAGCACACATTAAAATATTTTCATACTCAAGATCAAAGAACAGAATAGATGCTACCTGATCACCAATATCATTGACTTCAATTAATGTGTAAGCCCAGTTATATGCTTTTGCAATATCGTGAATGATGCTGGGGAATAGCATCGGTTTAATTTCATTGCTCTTATACTTTGCTACTACTCTGTAAGGAAAGTCGGTGATATCAAATACAATAAAAGCGGAATAGTCACCATCAATTCCTCTCGCAGTATCCACCGTGATAATGTAATTGTGATCATCGATTGGATTTTCATAGATATCTAATCCTGCGTTCTTCTTAATGGGATCATTATAGACAAGAGTCTTTAGTTTTGCCACACTAATTAATGTATCTACAGATCCAAGGAATTCGCATTCAAACTCAACCCGGAACTGTTCTTCTGAAGTGTTAGCAATAGTCTGCTTTTTCCATTTAGCATTTCTACCCGGAACTTCTGACCAGTGAACTTCTGTTGCGACATATTCGTTTCGACCACGCTCAGCATCATGCCACATACGGTAGAAGTGATTCATACCGTGAGGGGTAGATACGATAATTACTTTTGTGCTTTTACCAGAAGTAATAGTAGGATAAACAGATGCAAAGAACGAGTCTGCAATATGGTTTGGAACGAAAGCGAACTCGTCGAGGAAGATGATATTAAACGACATGCCTCGGACAGCACTAGCAGATGTAGAAGCTGCCAATATCTTACTGCCATTTTCTAACTCCAATGAACCTTTGTTCCATGCAATAATACCTTGCTGCATCCACTTTGGTAAGTTTTCGTAAGCAGTTTGTAACCTACCGAGAAGTTCTCTAGCAGTTGCTGCTTTGTTAGCAAGAATGCCAATGTTTACATTGTCATTGAAGACAGCATAATGCAACAGAAAGGAAACTACTGTAGTAGATTTACCAGTCTGACGTGGCATTTTACAGATATTAAATCTGTTGTTATGGAAATTCTTGATAAGTTTCTTCTGAAACTTATACATGTCAAAAGGAACCAAACCCTCATCAAGAGAGACAATCTTTACATACTTTGCTGCAAAGTATACTGGATCTTTTTTACACTTAATAAATTCAGTAACTTGTTCTTTGGTAAATT